CCGTCCGTGTTACGACTACCCCGAGGGTTGGTTTGTAATTCAAACGGGGGAACTAAAAATTGCGGAAGGTCCCCTGCCCTATGGGATTTTCCCGGTTGTGTACGAGGGATTTGACGAAATTCAAACTACTCCCCGGCACCGCTCAATCATCAAGCAATTGCGGCCGTATCAATACGAAATTAACAGGGCCGGGTCCAAAATTGCCGAGCATCAAGTGACGCTCGGGGATGACAAGGTGATTCTGCAAAACGGGGCCAAGATGACAAGCGGCCCCAACCTCCCGGGGATTCGCTCACTGTTTGTAACGGGGTCCGCGCCAACTATTTTAGAGGGCCGCGCGGGGAATCAGTTTGTCGAGTACGTGAGTTCCCAGATTGCGGAAATGTATCAGGTCGCCAACTTGTCGGCCGACTCCGAGCCCAAGGAAGGCGGGGACGCGTTTGCGAACCTGTACCGGGCTGTTAGGGACAAGAAAAAATTCTCGCTCTACGCCGAAAAGTTCGAGAATTTCTTGATTGAGTTGTGTCGGACGTACCTTGAACTTGCCAAGCAATACTTCGACGAGGAAATGCTTATCCCGGCGATTGGGAAGTCTGAGTATATAAACATTGCGGAGTTCAAGTCGGTTGAACCGTTGAGCTACCAAATCAAGATTGAGCCGATTTCTGAGGACGTAGTTACGATGCAGGGCCGCCACATGGTCCTAAACCAAATTTTGCAATACGTGGGCACGTCTCTCAAGCCCGACGACATTGGTAAGATGATTCGTCAAATGCCGTTTATGAACAACGAGGAATCGTTCCAAGACTTGACGCTTTCGTACGACGCCGCCGTGAACTTGCAGTTGGCTATTGAGCGCGGGGAAGAACCCTATATTTCCAAGAACGACGACGGCGAGTACATGCTCAAGCGTTTGGCCGCCAGACAAAAGCAAGCGGACTACCGAATGCTTTCCCCGGAAATTCAAGCGACCTACGACAAGACCATACAAATCTACGAAGATATGGGGGCCGCGCAGCTAGAGGCTATCAAGCAAGCGCAGAATGAATTCATTCCCGCAAGCGGCGCTTCGATCAAATGCGACTACTATATTCCCGACCCCACACAACCCACGCGCTCGATTCGCGCCACGGTTCCCGCCGAAGCCATTGACTGGCTTATCAAACGGCTTGCGGAGCAAGGTTCCTCACAGGAACAACTTGCCTTGCAAACTCGTCAAGTACAGTCTGAGATTGCAGGGAAGCTAGTTAACAAACAACAACCGACGCAATCACAGGATGGGATGCAAGGGGTAAATTCAGGGGGAGTACTGCAATGATGACAAGCAATTCATCAGAACCCGTAGGAACAACGGGGTCGGACGCCGCAAGCGCCGGTCAAAGTTCGGACACAACAAATACACCGGCCACAACGCCGGAATCAACGTCAACGCCCCAAGCGGCGGCTACGACGCCAACAACGCCGTCGGTAGGGGATGGGCAAACGCCCGCCATTGTACCGCCCGCGTTCCAACCGACGTTTAAGTTTAAGGCGTTCGGGAAAGAACACGAGTTGGACGATTTTTGGAAGCCTTTGGTTAAGGACCAAGAATCCGAAAAGAAAGTTAAGGAATTGTTCACGCGCGCGTACGCGTTTGACGATTTAAAAACTCGTTTCGAGGGGACACAAAACGAACACGCGGAAGTGTACAAAGAATACACCGCACTTGACCGTGACGTTCGCAAAGTCACGTCGTTCTTGAATCGCGGCGACCTGGACAATTTTTTCAAGTCCGTGGGTCTCGACGACGACAAGATATACAATTGGGTTGAACAAAAAATTCAAAGACAAAACTTACCGCCCGAACAAAGACAAGCTTTGGAGTCGCAAGCTTCCGAGCGTCAACGTGCGTATGATTTGGAAATGGAAAAGTCGGAATTGGCCGAGCAATACCAAACCCAAGCGGTCCAACACAGGACTATGCAGCTTGATATGGTTTTAGGCCGTCCCGAAGTCTCACAAGCCGCAAGCGCGTGGGATTCACGAATGGGCCAACTTGGCGCGTTCCGAGACTTGGTTGTTGAGGAAGCACAAAAGGCTTGGTATGTGGAAAAGACGGACTTGTCCGCCGAACAGGCGGCTCAACGAGTTTTGACCAAATACGGGAAGTTGATTGAATCGGGGGGAATTCCGCCGCAAGCGGGAGCGCCGCAAGCGCCTCAGGTACAATCGCCGGGGATGCAATCCCAGGGAAAACCCGTAATTCCCGCAGTACAGGGGCGAGGGACTTCCCCCATCAAGAAGTCACCAAAATCAATTGAGGACCTAAAACAAATGGCACGAGAATTCGGGTCATAGGCTCTCAATTTTACATGGAGTTTTAAATGTCAACGAACAGAGACTTCCAAAGCATGCTGAATCAGTATTTGCCTTTGGATTTGTTAAAATCAGAAATCATCAAGCGTGACTATTTGCTAGGTCATTGCGAAATGGATGAATCGTGGAAGGGCGGCGAACTTATCGTCCCATTCCAAGGTCAATACGCGTCCAGTATTGAGTTTGGTCAATTGGCCGCTCAGACGGACATTTCCAAACACAAGTACATCCGTGGGTCCATTACGACTCAACCGGAAACTTGGGCTTCACTTTTGTTCGCTCATACTGATTTATTTCAGCATGACGGCAAAATCCCCGAGAGTACTTTCCTAAAGATTCTCCCGGACCAAATCGACTCAATGATGATGTACTATAAAATGGTTGTGGCAACGCACCTTTTGGGCGGCCCCCATTTCGCAAAAGCTACAGTCAACGGTACTGTGGGCGGCGTGTTGGGTGTCAATCGCATTGACCGATTCACGAAAGACCAAAAGGTTGTCCTACAGGACGGCAACACGGCGGCGGCTACATTCTACGTAATTAACGTGAGTGTGTACGACGAGACCGTGACTCTTTCGGCGACTCGCGGCGGCGCGGCGGCGGACGTTTCGGCCTACACTGTGGCTCAGAATGCTAAGGTATATCATCCCGGTGCATTGACCGGCGGTATGACTTCGCTTCCCAGTCAGTTGTTGTCGCTGGCAAACGGCGGTACAACGAATTTGTTTGGTCAAGTTAAGACCGACCATGAATTCCTACAATCTGTCCAAATCGACGGTACGGGCGTTTCGGCTTCAAACATCCTAGCTAAGATTTTCGACGGCTACACTAAGCGTTCGATTCTCGGCAAGGGCGGTAAAGCGGCCGAAGTCTTGATGAGTTTGAAACATTTCGGGGCATGCCTGAAATTGATTGAACTTTCCAAGGGTGCGTTCAACGTCGTTCCCAATAGCCGCTCAACAAGCGTTTACGGTTGGGACACGATTGAGGTTGGAAGCGTTACCGGCCAAATGATTAAGTTGGTTGGTATTCAGGAAGCAGAAGACGACGTAATTATGTACCTGGATTGGAGTTCTATTAAGTTCTTCACGAACGGTATGTTTAAGCGTCGTAAGGCCCCGGACGGAAAAGAGTACTACGAAGTACGCGAGACCACGGGCTACTTCTACATTCTTGACCATTGCTTGTTCGGTGACTTGGTTGTTACCGCGCCTTGGAAGAATGCTGTAATGTACGGTATTCCTAACTACTAGGGAACTTTTATGGAGGGGTCTTAACCGGCCCCTCTCTTTTCCCCGGGAGTTTTGATGATTGATCTTATCCTCAAGGATATTGAGGACCCGTATATACGGGAAAATTTCTTTCGATTGACCCAATTCATCAACCGCCAAGTGTGGTTTGAGGGTGATTTTCAGCTTTACGACGTGACGATTCCGGCCCACACAAAATTCTTCAAAGTTCGCCACGGCCTCACGTTTATCCCTACCGACATAATTCCGCTTGCGGTTGAGGGAGACTACAATTTTTTCTTTAGATACAAAGATTTCGACGCCGAGAACATGTACATCTTCGCGACCGGTCCGGTTCATGTTCGGTTTCTTGCGGGCAAACTTTCAGACCAAATTAAAAACAGGTTTGGGGCTACAAACCTCCCGTTCGTTGCTCCGGGGGAAGCGGGCCCGTCGTCGCCTGGTTTTGTTTACGGGGCGGTAGGAAGTAAGACAACCGGGTTTTGGTTAACGAGTGAGGGAATCCCGTCCAACGTCGTGGGGGTTCCTATTTTGTTTGGTGACGGGGTTGTTTCTCAGATTGCCGTGGGCACTGAGATTGAGGCGGACTACACGCTAGGGATTTATCAACACGAGGGCGCGGGTTTAAACCTAAGTCTTGTGGGGCAAGCGAATGTAGTTTCGGGTGGGCCTAAGCGACTTGAGACCAATTTCCCGGTCACGTCTACGTCGCCAAACGTCCAACTTGCGTGTCGGCTTTTAACGGGGAATACTTTAAATTTAAAGGTATCACTTGTCGTCAAAGGGTCTGGGATATGAGCAAGATTCTCGTGAACAATACGCCCGATGCAGTTGAAATAATTGACGTGGGCGTTTCCGTCCCCGGGTCTGCCCATTACACAATTCCCCCTCAGGACTACTCCGCCTTTGCGGCGAGTTCGGATGTTATTCGCTTATTGGCCGATAATACGCTTAAATTAAGTGACGGCGGTTCCGATGTA